AGAGAAGTTTCTCGGCGCGTCGAGCATTCTCCAGCATCGCAGCGGTGCGTGCGGTAGCGAGGAACTGTTGAAGTCTCGCGGATGGGTTAAGACCCGCGCAGGATGGATATCACCACAACGCGCCATGTTCGACGCAAAACGCCGTGGAGTTTGAGCGGCTGATGAAAAACCGGGATGCGCCGCATATTGATTACGGCGCATTCCTCGGGTTGCTGCCAAACAACCCAAAAGCCTGCCCGTGCAATATCGACGGCATCATCGAGCGTAAGGGAAAGTTTCTCGTACTAGAATGGAAGCGCGAGGGTGAGGGGATGTCCGAAGGGCTGCGCCGCACCTTGCAGGCACTTGCTGCCACGCCAAACTTCCAAGTGTGGGTGGTGCGCGGGGATACGGACGAGGGGCTACGGATAGCGCGGTTTTTCTTCGTGCCGCCGCAGGGCAAAGCAATGCTGCTTGGGGAAGGCGTGGAGGAATTTGTACGCGCCTACAAACTCTGGTACGAATGGGCTGACGGGTCTTTCTGATGCGCTACGCCGCACGCCGAGATGCCAACGATGCCGCCATCACCGCAGCCGTCAGGGCGGCAGGATTTACGGTCTACGACTTGGGACAGGCAGGTCAAGGCGTACCCGACAAACTGGTGACCGCCCCCGGCTTCGCGGCGTTCCTCGAAATCAAGACCCCGACGGGAAAACTGCGAAGGGGTCAAGAACGCTTCCAGATGGCGTTTGAGCCTTTGGGGATGTGGTACCTAGCCCGTGACCCTGCCGAAACGGTTGCGTGGCTTCAGACGCGGCTAACGACGACCCAGAAGCCTTGACCCATGAGTTGATGGTGCTGAAGGTGGTGGATGTGGAACCGCTCACAGAGCCGGGGAAGCCACCACCGGGCAGGCTCTTGGATAAGATGGGCGTTCCTGCCGTCGCTTAACACCTTGACCGCCGCCCCCGTGTGGACGCTGAAGAAACCCAACCGGGGCATGATACGGGCAAGGTCATTTAGCACCGCGTCGAGCCGGTCGGGTTCAATGTGTTCTAGGACATCAATGCAGCAGACCATATCAGCCTCTACGGGAGGCCCGTAAGACGGGAAGGCTGGGTCATAGGGGTGGTAGTCAAACTCCAGCCCTGCGCCCTGTAGGGCGGTCTGAAGGTGCTTCTTCCCGGCCCCATAGTCGGAAATTGACCGGATAGAGTTATCCACAGCCACTTTAGCAACAAGGGGCGCGAAGGCTAGTGAGGCCACCCCGTAATTAGGATTTGTGTGCAGTTCGACCTGCTGTGCGCGGTAGGTTTCGGAGATGGTGTCCATACCCCAGTTTACCCCGGTGAAAAGAAAGTTGCAGGGGGGTGTTGACAGGTAGGGCGGGATGCCCTATAGTTCATCCATACCAGCACGGTGCTGGTTCCACAGATAGGAAACTAATCATGAAACCGAAAAAAATAGAAGTGTTTGCCGCAGGGGGACGCGCTACGGCGCGTATGACTCGCCGCGATTTAGATGTTTACGAGGCTTTGACTCGCGCCGCAATTCGGTTGCACCCCAATATGGGCGCACGGGGCTGCTCATGGCATTCTGATGGATGGATGGAGCATACAGATGGGCAGGTTGTTCGTTGTTATCTGGGCACGGTGACGGGCGCTCCGGTGTCGCGTCGGCTTGGAGGAGGGGTTCCTGTGTTGGTTGAGAATGTACGCGGCTATGTCACAATACCCGCGCAGGCAACGGGCGGCACCGCATGACTGCCGCTTGTTTTCGCGCCTCCCTTGCTCGCGCTGGACTTACACAGCGCGGTGCAGCAAGGGCACTCGAAATTAACGAGCGCACCGTGCGCCGATACTGCGCGGGTCACCCCGTGCCTCGCGTGGTCTGGCTTGCGCTAGAGAGGCTTGCAACGCGCCCGTGACGGGTCTAGAGTCATGGTATCCTTCTGGGGGACGCTATGGCTTCTCACGAAAAAACCGCTGCGCTTTTTGTCGGAACCATGTTCCACAGCGCAACCATCACGCACCTTCAGCACCTTGCTACGAAGTCCTTCGCGCAGCACATGGCGCTTGGGGAATACTACGAGGCCATTCCCGGTCTTGTGGATAAATACGCAGAAGCCTATCAGGGTAGGTATTCAATCATCACGGGCTACGATGTCGAGTTCCACAAGAACAGCAACCCGAAGGCGTATGTGAAGGGGCTGCTGACCTTCCTCGACGAAATTAAAGGCTCACTCCCGAAGGACAGCGACCTTGTTAACCTGTTCGATGCCGTGGTCGATGCGGTAACGAGCCTTAAATACAAACTCGAAAACCTCGAATAATGGCGAAGAAAGCGGAACCGTCACGGGTTGATGCGGCACGGTAAACAGAAGTAAACTGTCGTAATGGAACTTGAGAACATTGCGGTAAGTGAGTTAGTCCCGTTTGCGAAAAACAGCCGAACGCATGACGATGCTCAAGTAGCGCAGATTGCCGCAAGCATCCGCGAGTTTGGTTTTACCAACCCCGTCCTCGTAGACGAGGTTAACGGCATCATTGCCGGACACGGGCGCGTCATGGCTGCTCGTAAACTGAAATTAACCGAAGTTCCCTGTATTCGGCTATCGCATCTATCTGAATCCCAGAAGCGTGCATATATCATTGCCGATAATAAACTTGCGTTAAACGCCGGTTGGGACAATGCCATGCTTAAACTGGAGTTGGCTGACCTCAAAGCATTGGACTTTGACCTAGACCTAACGGGTTTCAATACGGACGAAATAGACGCCCTATTAGCCGATGAAGGCACCGAAGGGCTAACTGACCCAGACGATACGCCAGAACCGCCCGTAGAGCCTGTCACGCGCTTGGGCGATGTATGGATATGCGGTCAGCATCGGGTGATGTGCGGCAGTAGTCTTGACCAAACCCAAGTAGAACTTTTGTGCGCGGAACAACGGGTGGATATGCTGTTAACCGACCCACCTTACAATGTGGCGTATGAAGGTGGAACGGGCTTAAAAATTCAAAACGATGATATGGGCGATGCGGAATTTAGAATTTTTTTGCGGGACGCTTTTGTTTCGGCTGACACGGTAATGAAGCCGGGTGCCGTGTTTTACATTTGGCACGCTGATAAAGAAGGGCTAAATTTCCGATTGGCTTGCCAAGATGCGGGATGGAAAGACCGGCAATTGTTAATTTGGAAAAAAAGTTCCCTAGTGATGGGGAGGTGGGATTATCAAGCCAAACACGAATCGTGTTTATATGGCTGGAAAGATGGTGCAGGACACCTATGGGCGTCTGACCGCAAACAAACCACTATTCTTGAATTTGACAAACCTTCTCGAAACGGCGAACACCCCACAATGAAGCCTGTTGCGTTGTTTGAGTATCAAATGCTCAACAACACGAAAGGCGGCGATATTGTGTTGGATTCTTTTGGGGGCAGCGGCACAACCCTAATCGCAGCCGAAAAGAATGGTCGTATAGCCCGCATCATGGAGTTAGACCCCAAGTATGTGGATGTCATCGTTAAACGCTGGGAAGACTTTACCGGCCAAAAGGCCGTGCTTGAGTCCACAGGCGAACCCTTTAAGGCCGCAGCATGAGCAACCATCGCAAAAAACAAACCATCAGCAAGCGCACGGGCCAGCCAAAGCAAGGGCATCAAGGGGAGGGTGGCGGTCGCCCCCGGTTTGAGATTGACTACGAGGCGGTCAAGAAGTTGGCGGGTATTCAATGCACCCAGAGCGAGATTGCCGCGTGGCTTGGTTGCAGCGTGGATACGCTACTCCGCGATGAGAAGTTTTGCGAAATCTATAAAAGCGGTGTGGAGAACGGGAAGATGTCCCTGCGGCGGCACCAATGGCGTGCGCTTGAAGATGGCAACACAACTATGTTGGTGTGGCTTGGCAAGCAGTACCTTGGACAACGCGATAAAAACGAGTTAACTGGCGCTGACGGCAAAGACCTGACGATTACATGGCTGCCTCCGCAGTAACTATCCCGTATGCCCCTCGTCGGGTGTTCATGCCGTTCCATGAGCGAACGAAGCGGTGGGCTTGCCTTGTGGCTCATCGTCGCGCTGGCAAAACAGTAGCGGCGGTTAACGACATTGTGCGTGCTGCCGTTTTTTCTAAAAGCCAGAACCCTTTGTATGCGTACATTGCGCCGTATAGGTCGCAGGCCAAAGCCGTAGCGTGGGACTATTTTAAGTATTACGCTCGACCTGTAACGCAGGAAATTAACGAGTCTGAACTTGTTTTGGAGTTAATCAACGGCGCAAAAATACGACTGTTTGGCGCGGATAACGCAGATGCTATGCGCGGTCTTGGTTTTGACGGTGTTTACATGGATGAATATGGCGACTTCAAACCTTCGGTGTTTGGAAGCGTAATTCGCCCCGCTATGTCAGACAAAGGCGCATGGGGCGTTATGGCCGGTACGCCGAAGGGGCGCAACCAGTTCTGGGACATTTACGAGACGGCACGGCGCATCCCAGACGAGTGGTTTGTCCTGCGCCTGCCTGCCAGCGAATCAGGCCTGCTGCCCCAGAGCGAACTTAACGCGGCAAAGGCGCAGTTGTCCGACGACCAGTATCTCCAAGAGTACGAGTGCAGTTTCGAAGCAGCCATTATCGGTGCGTTTTTTGGCACAGAGATGCGACTGGCAGAGCCGCGTATTAACGAGCGTGTAGTCTTTACGGAGGGGTATCCGGTACACACCGCATGGGACTTGGGCTACCGCGACGACACGGCTATCTGGTGGTATCAGGTCGTGGGCGGCGAGGTGCGCGTCATCGACTTCTTCGCAGTCTCGGGTGCAGACATCCGCGCCATTGCGGAGGTAGTCGTTAACAAGGGTTACACCTACGGCAAGCATTACCTGCCGCATGACGCACGGGCGAAGTCGCTTCAAACGGGGCGCAGCATCGTAGAGCAGTTGGCTGACCACCTCGGCATCAACCATTTGTCCGTGGTGCCAAACATCGGCTTGCAGGATGGAATCCAAGCAATTCGCCAAATGTTGCCCAGAACTTGGTTCAATTCCGTAAAATGTGGCGACGGAAT